CTGTTCCTGCTTGGCGATCGTCCACGCGCCGAGGACCGCGGCCGTGCGATGCCCCCAGAGCACCGCGCCGGCTTGCCCTCGGATCGTCAGGCGGCGGAACACGCGCTTACGCGCCGGGCGTCTTCGGCTCGGGGCGCGGTTCGCGGCTGCGCCCCTGCGGGCCGCGCATCAGGGTGGTGCCGCTCGCCATCGTCCACGGGCCGGCGGCCATCCAGGTGCCGGTCACCGTCGGCGCGCTGTCGACTTTCACATCGAGGTCGGCATCGAGGTAGGCGAGGCCGGTGAATTTGAAGGTGGCCTCAGTGTCGTTGGGGACGAGTTCGAGCATCCCCGGCGTATCGGCCAGGGCGGCCTCGAACATCGTGGTATCGGCAGAGTTCCAGTAGCCGGCCAGCGTGCCCTGCACGTCGGGCAAGCCGGGGACATAGACCTTATTGGGGTCCCCGAAGCAGCTCACGTCCTGCTTCGGCGTCTTCCAACTGATTTTGAAATTGTTCACGCTGATGATCTCGACCGGCGTGATGCCGAGCGGGTCATACTTCACGACCCCGTTGCGCCCTGAGAGAATCGCCATGGTTTCGTCTCCTGTGCAAACCCGTGGTTACGGCAGACTCGGATCGCGGTACAGCGAGACGCGATAGCGCCCGCCGCGCCGCCGCCACACGATCGTCGGATCGACTTCATCCACTTCGGTCCCGCGCACGAACTCTTCGCGATAGAGCGCGGCCAGTTGATAGCCGGCTACGGTCAACGTGCCGTCCTCGAGCAGCGCGTCGATGCGCGCCGCGGCCGCCGCCACATCGCCGCCCGACGCCTTGAGCACGCGCGCCTCGACGAGCAGCAGCGCTTCTTCGATCACCCGCCCCTGGCTGAAGACCGGCGTGTCGGTCGCGAGAATCTGCGACACGATCACAAACCGTGTCGCCGCGGGCGGGCCCATGTCCTCGTACACCCCGTTCGGCACGAGCGCCAGCAGCGCGGTGTCGGCGCCCAGCTTCGCGATCACGCCGTTGACGATCGCGGAGGAATCAGACATCGCCGCTCACCGTGAGGCCTTCGTCGACGAGCATCGCTTTCAGCTCGCGATACATCTGGGCCCGGCGCCGAATCGCGGTCGGCAACATGATGTGCAGCGGGGGCATCCGGCCGCGATTGAAGCCCCGGCTCGTGTGCCGCGCATCGCTGCCGTTCTCGACCATCCACGCGTGCGGCGAGGTGTTGACCACCTCGATCACCACGCCATAACGGCCGCCGGCCTTGTCGCGCTTCTTGAGCCCGCGCGAGAGATTGCCGGTGACCTGGTGCTTCGCGTAGTCGGCCGCCATCGTCGTCCGCGCGTCCTCCGCGGCCGTCGTCACGATCGTCTGCGCCTGACCGGCCAGGTGCTCGGGCAGGGTGCGCAACTGCGTCAGCAGCTCGTCGAGGCCCGTCATGGTCACGCTGGCCATCAGGGCTGCACCTCGGTGCAGATGAGTTCCAGCACGCGATGACGCTCGTCGACGTCGCGGACCTGGAGCACATTAAAGAGGCGCGCGCCGAGCACCAGCCGCGTATGCGTGGTGACGTCCGCGCGATACCGCCCGCGGACGACATACGAGGCCGTCGAGATCGTCGTCCCGGCCATCGGGGCTTCGCCGCCGGTCGGCGCCGCGCCGAGGCTCACGGCCCACGTCGCCGGCAGGCCGTCCACCCACGTCTCGGTATAACCGCCGTCGCCATCGGCCGCGGGCGCCCCGGGCGCCTGCACGGTCACGCGGGACCGATAGGCGCCACTCCCGGTCAGCCGATCGCGTTGGGCCGTCAGCGCGCCCGGCATCAGGCCATCGCCAGGTCGTGATAGGGGCGTAACAGTTCACGGACCGTCACGCCGAGGGATTCGTCGGCCAGGCGCGGCGGCCCGTCGCCGTCATCGCCGCGGAACCGATCCAGCTCGCCGGTCTGCACGAGGATGGCGGCCACGACGACCGGCGGCACCGTGCCGGCCGTCCAGCCCTCGACGATGGCCTTCGACGGCGCGGTCACGCTGCACCAATTGAGGACCTGGGCCTCGGCCTGGTCAAGCAGCGCCTGCAGGTCGACATCCTCGTCGGTCGACGTGATCCGCAACCGCGCTTTGAGTTGATCCAGCGTCACAAAGGTCGACACGGCTTACCGCCGCCTCGTCTCGTCGTAGACCTGTTGCCAATCGCGCCCGGCGGGCCCTGGCGGGCCGCTGGGGCCGTCCTTGCCGTCCTTGCCATCGCGCCCGCGCTTGACCTTGAGCGTCCACGCCTTCGAGCCCTCACCCGGTTTCGTGGTCGTCGGCGCCACGCAGTGCCATTCCGAGCCGGCCCAGGTCACGCCATCGCCGGGCTCATACGACCGGCCCTCGACCCACACGCCGCGATAGAGCGCGACCGCGAAGCGCGCCGTCCCGACGTCCTTCACGCGGTCCCCATGCACGGCCGCGATCGTGAACGAGCGGTCGTCGCGTTGCGTGACCGTCAGGTCCTCGACGCCGAGCCCGTCGACGCCGTCCCGCCCGGGGGGGCCAGGTGGACCCGGCACCAGCGCGCGCGCCTCGAGCGTTGCGACCCGCTCACGCAAGACGGGCGTGTCCTTCGCGGTCTCGCCCAACTGCACCAACTGCGCGTCGATCGCCGCCTGCCGCTGCACGAGCGCCGCCGTGGCCCGCGTGACCGTCTCCCGAATGACGGGCACGATGCCGGCGACGAGCGCGGTAATGTCGGCTTCGGTCATGCGGCCTCGAGCGCCTGCGCGAGTAGATGCCGCACGGTCGCCGTCACCTGATCGGGCGAGAGCTGATCCGCCGCGGGCGGTGCGACCATCGGCGCCGGCTGCGGCTTCGACAAGGGATCGCCGCTGTCGCGCTGCGCCAGCGCCTTCAGCGAAAACATTTGCTGCTGCATGTACGGCGTATCGCCGCCCTCGACGGGGCCGAGGCCGAAGTACTTGAGCCGCGCCTCATCGGGTGACACCGCGCCCGCGCTGATGGCGTCGTGCGCCGCCTTCGTCTTCGTCAGCGTGTCCATCCAGATCAGATCGTCGATGTCGAACTCGGTCCCGTATTGCGTGCCGTTGACCGGCAGCAGTAGGCCGAGGCCCTCGTCCAGACTCGTTTCGAGGTTCGTCATGAGCGATTGCAAGCACTGGGCGAGGTACTGCTGGAGCAGCGGCTCGACGTTCGCGTAGGGCGGCGGCGGCCCGACGCCAATCATGTAGGGCTGCACGTGATAGCAGCTACACACGGTCTCGGCCGTCCACTTCAACTGTTCGATCAGTTGCGCATCGACGGCGTTCATCGTCAGCGGCGTGTACTTGATGTCGGCCGTGATGACGGCGACCTTGCCGGCGTTGCCCGCCCCGTTGAAGGCTTCCCAATCGGTCTTGGCCTGGGCGAGCTGCGCGGCGGTCATCCCGGCCGGCGCGGTGATCAAGCCGCTCGGCCGGCTGCCGTTGGTGAAGAACTGGCTTGACTGGTTCTGAATCGCGAGCCCCTGCATCGCCGCGAGGCCGCACGCGAAAATCGGCGAGACGCCGACCAGCGGATGAAACAGGCAGATCATCGTGTCGTGGATGATCTCGCGCGCCGGCACGATGATCGATTCGCTCGTCAGCCCGGCCAGCTCGCCCGAGAGATCATCGCGGCGCAGCTCGTAGTAGATCCCGCCATCCGGCGCCACGAGCGGCTTGACGCGACACGGATCGAGCACGTAGAGCGCGACGACGACCCCGCGGCCGTCGCGTTCCTTCAACACGTAGGTGTTGCCCCAGACCAGTTTCGAGGTGATCCACTGTTCGACGAATTTGTTGATCGTCTGGTAGCGATTCGGTTTGCGCAGCACCGGGCTGAAGGCCGGCGAGTCCGTTTCCTCCCACACGTCCTCGTCGGATTGCTCGACCAGGCGCAGGCACAGCTTCCCGATGTCCGACGCGATGAGCGTGACGCAGGCATAGACCGCGGAATACGCCAGCACGAGGTCGCGGCGGCCTTCGACGTTGACCTGCCAGGCGCCCGCGTAGGGTTCGCGCACGACGAGCGGGTACCAGCCGCCGCGGGTGCTGTCGAGGCCATTGGGCGCCGTCAACGTCTTCGCGGTCAGCTCGAGCGACCGCCCGAAGAGGTGCACACGGACGGTCGCCATCAGCGCCGCCGCGCCGCCGCGGTGAACGTGAACGACAGCGCGTTGCTGGCCGTGCCGGTCCCGTGCTTCACGGTCACCGGGACCGTGTCGGGGCCGAGCCACATGGTCATGTCAACGCCCGTCGTCACCTCGGTCGGCGACACCACCGTCGTCGGTTCATCACGGCCGGCGAACACGATCACCGCTTCCGGCGTAAAGCCCGAGCCCTGGACGTGCAGCGTGAACGACGGCGCCCCCAGCGCCACCGTCGCGGGGACGAGGGCCGTCAGCACCGGGGGAGGCGTCCCGGGGGCCGTGTCGGTCCAACCGTCAATCGAGACGAACCCGATCCCGCGCAGCGTTTCCGCGAGGACGCGATCGGTTACCGCGTAGGTGTCGCCTTCGATGTGGACGACGCCGTTTTCCGTGTGGTAGGTGCGGGCGACGACGTCGAGGGAGGTTCCGGCCATGTCGTGTCACTCCGTGTCGCGAACCCGGCCTGCTCGAGGGTCTGGACGTGTTCGGGGTCGACCGCAATCGTGTCGCCCACGCGCGGGTACTGGCCTTCCCAGTACCCGTCACGCAGGACCGTCATCGGCGTCCGCATCACGCGGTGTAGGTCGCGACCGTGTATTGCACGACGCCGGTGCGGCCTTTCTTCCAGTTGATGAACCGCTCGGCGCGCAGGCCGACCAGGTTCATCTGCCACAGCGACGTCAAGAGCGTCGTCGCGAGCGGCGGATTGTCGAGCGCTGTATCCATCTGCAAGGACGCCTCACGCGAGACGTCGATGGTCACGCCGCCGTCATCGGCGTAGAGGATGCTGTTGGGCTGCAACAGCGCGACGGTCGTGCCCGCGGCCTGCGAGGCCACCGCGGTGTAGCCCATGATCGTGCCGCCCATCGGCGTCGCGCCCGGAAACAGCGGCTGCCCCAGCGGATTCAGCGCGTTGGTGAACGCGGCGGCGTTGGTCTCCGACAGCACGAGGACGGCGCCGGACGTCGAGATGCCGAGCGCGATCATCGCGTTCGCGAGCGCCTGGACGTCAGTGCGCGCATTAGCCGGCGACGTCCCGGCGGTCGTGATCGGCGTCACGCCGTTCGTGACCGAACCCGGCGAGACGCCCGCCACCGCGGCTTTGCTCGGATCGATGAACTCCGTATCCAAGAACGCCGCGATCCCGTTGACCATGTCGCGCCGGATGACTTCCTCAGCCGACGGCGTCGAGGTCCGCGCGAGTTCCTCGGTGATCACGATGATGCCGGCGGCCTTGGTGATGCCGAGCGTCACCGTCGCAAACGCGAGCTTGCCGACCGGCTTCGGCGCCCCCTGGCCGACCCACTGATACGTCCCGCCGCCGGTCTGCGCGGCGACCGAGACGTTAAAGGGCACCTTCACGAGGCCGGGAATGCGGCCGAGGATCGTCGCCGGCCGCAGATACGCGAGAAACTCCGAGGTCAGCGGCGTGATGGGCGCGAGCGGGCCCGCCCAGGTCGCGTCCGTCGTCGTGCCGGCGGCGACGGCGGCCTTCAACACCAGTTCGACTTCCGGCGTCGAATCATGCCAGCGCTTGGCATACTCGACGGCCTGCATGGTCGAGCCCTTCGAGACCGCGAGCGCCTGGCAGTAGCGGATGAACGCCGTGCCCGGAATGACGTTGCTCTTGACCGAGATGATCGGCACGCCGCTCCGCTGCGCGCTGGCCTCCTCGGACGTGCCCGCCGTGATCGGGGTCGCCTTGGCAATCGTGGTCGCCTCGAGCGCGCGCAAGCGCACCAGATGGGCGTCGACCGCCTTCAGCTCGCCGGCCAGGCCGTCGTATTCGTCGGTCTCGGCCTGGTCGAGCGTCGCGCCGGCCTCGGCCGACTTGGTCATGATGGCCGTCATCCGGGCGTGTTTCGCGGCGCGGCTGTTCTCGAAGCTGGCAATCTGTTCGTTGATGGTTTTCTGTTCCATGGGACGCGCGTCCTTGTTGACGCGCACGATCGGGAGGGTGTCCCTGTCGCGGGACGGATGGAGGCCAGGCGCGGCCAGGTCGAGCGATTTGATCGTGTGAATCGTCGCGCCGGCATTGGCCGGAATCGACACGAGCGAGAGTTCGAGGATCTCCGTCTTCAGAAAGCGCGTGCCGCCCGTCGTTTTGTTATAGCTGTCCTCAAGCGCACGAAACCCAATCGAGACGCCGGCCAGCAGCCCGGCCTTGATCGATTGCCACGCTTCTTCGATGCGGTCGCGCAGAGCCCCGGGCT